TTTGACTTTCATCGCTGAGTTAAGGCAAACTCTGGCCATGTTTTCAAATTTGGCCCAGAGATTTATTGCTAAACTCAGGTCCGGCAAGCTCGAAGACATTTGGCTTGAAGGACGTTACGGTTGGCGTACCCTGTATTTCGACATGGTCGATGTCCAGGACATGCTTAGTAACCTTGATGACGAGCGTAAGCGCTTTCGAGAGTCCTGTGGCATGACCTTTGATGAACAACGTGTTCATTCTCAGGCTTATGCCCTTGGTTCTGCGGGCGACTATGATGTTGTTTGGACCGACACGTGGCGTGTCGGCCTCAGAGGCACCGTTGTCGCGGACGTAGATCCGCCGAAAGTTCAGTTTAATCCTTTGACGACTGCGTGGGAGATCGTAAGATTCTCATTCATCGTCGACTGGTTCTTGAACGTCGGACAGGCTCTCGCAGCTTTGAGCTTCTTGCTCATTAGCCACGAATATTACGCAGCAGGAGGCATTCAAGTTGCTCTAACGAGGGAAACCTCGGTCGGGAACTTTCGTGCCAACGCAGACTGGACCGGAGCAATCTCCGGTTCCTCTACGGCTACGTATATATGGACTCACCGTGAACCAACCTCAGTGTCACTATTCCCACTCACGTCTGTTCGACTTGATGCTTACAAGATCGTTGATCTTCTGGCATTGATCGTTCAGGCTATACGCAAGTAAGGAGCGTAATATGGCTGCTATGTCAACAGCCCTCACTGAGTTTTCCGATAAGGAGAACTCACGCACTTTCTTCTATACAGGGCATACGGTTACCAAACCGAAACTCGTGCTCCAAAGACGAAGTGCCAGCTGGGAAAGAGGTCGTCGCCGAAGACGTCGTTACAGTCCTTAATGGCACTGAAGACGCCGCCGGTGATTACCTTGACCCGCGTGTCACCTTCTCCGTCACACTTCGCCGTCCCAAAGATGGGATCGCAGGTGATGTTACCGCAGCGTTGGCCATCTTCCGCGACATTGTCGCATCGGATGAGTTTACTGCGATGGTGACGACTCAGCAGTATCTGAAGTAGGCACGTGGCCATGAAAATGGCTTATATGCTCTTCTGGACTGCGATTACGTTGGTTGTTATCGTTTGGATAACTTCCGTCATAATTGTCGTCGCCCCACGAGGAAAACTTCCTCGGCTGTGTGTAATCGAGAAGGAAAGATCCTATGAAGGACTTTCAGACGTTGCCGTACGACATATGTCGAGGGTACGTTCGTGACTACGAGTCCGTGCTAGGACCGGAGATCTCTAAGAGGGTGACCGGATGGACACGCTCGAGGAACCTCCAAAGCCTAGCTTCCTGTGTGGACCTTTTCCCTGATGCATTGCATGACAGGGAGACTCGAAGGTGCCTGATGCAGATCCAGGCTTTCTTTAAGAAAGCTTCGATCTTCTCCGACCCGAATGTCTGCAAGCCTGCTGCTCTGAATACCTTTTTGGTATCGGAGCGTAAGTGCAGGATTGTGAACAAGAGGCTTGATTTCTATTACCTCCACGCCGACAGACTTAATAGTCGTCTTCGTCGAAATATAGAGACCATGGAGAACTGGATTGCGAGTGTATTGGGCCCTTTCGAGGATTTTCAGGGAGCGATCCCTGAGTATGTGAGGTTCACATCTGGCGCTACTTCATCTACTTCACGTCGAGACTCTTTGCCCTTTAGAAAGGTGAAAGAGCAAGGCACTACAACACCGGGACTTGTCCCGTACTGTGAGGCCTTAGGAAAGTACTATGGTCAGAATGACCTAAGTGTTATCCCCTCGAACGTGAATAGAGTAGAGTTTGTACCGAAGTCTTGGAAGACAGATCGCACGATCGCCTGTGAGCCAGAGTGGGCTTTGCCCCTCCAGCTCGCTTTCGATTCGTACGTCAAAAGACGTCTCCGCAAACGCGGAATCGATCTGTCTGATCAGACTAGGAATCAGAGATTAGCATACGAGGGGTCTGTTTCGAATAATTATTCGACCATTGACCTCTCTGCCGCTTCGGACACCGTTTCGTACAACACTGTGGCCTGGCTTTTGCCAAGGCCGTGGTTTCTGTATTTGGCGCGTGCCCGCTCGAGTTTTGGAAGAGTTTCCTTAAATGGAGACTATATCAAGTACGCAAAGTTCTCCAGTATGGGGAATGGCGCTACCTTCTGCCTCGAGACTCTGATTTTTGCTAGTGCATGCTACGCTGTCGGGTCGAGGACGTTCTCGGTCTACGGTGATGATATCATCATCGAGCCGAAGCATGTCCCTGACCTTTTGGCGCTGCTTGCATTCCTTGGATTCAGCGTTAACCGGGAGAAGTCTCACATCGACGGCCCTTTTAAAGAGTCGTGTGGAGTGAACTACTTCGACGGTATCGACATTACGCCGTTTTATATACGTGATTTGAAGGAGTCGAAACCCCTCCTCTGTCACCTTGTAAACGGTTTGGTGCCGGTTTCCGTCCCAGGGGGCGAACTAGAGAAGCTATTACTTTCCCTTGTGGAGAAATATAGCCTTCCTCTTGTGCCCTTTAACGAGAATAGTATGTCCGGAGTGTGGATTGATTGTCACACTGCATACACCAAGGGACTCATCGTGTCCAGCCGTCGGTCCACCTTACATATCCCGATGTACGTATCCTTTGTACTTCATGATAAAAGGGTGGCTCAAGCGGACTGCAGAACGGCGTTCCTCTGGCACTTACGTGCCAATCAGAGGCGCCAGTTGGCAGTGGGAGGACACATTGAGACTAGCTCGGT